TTCGGTGTCATCGTCGGCGTCATCGTCGGCATCTTCAACGGTAGTTTCAACAGGTGTAATGGTAACTTTAGCGTCTTGTTGTTCCTCAACCTCGACAACTTCGGTTTCCTGCTCTGCTTCTTCTTCCGCTGCGTTTTTAGCTTTCAGCTCTGCAAGCGTTAATTTCTCTGCCACTTTTTATCCTCGTAGTGTAACGATTAATTATCTATGTCTATGCTCGGACATATACGAGTAGGTTAAGTATAGCGCCAACTGGTCAGACTTGTAAAGCGTGTACCTTAATGCTAGTTTTTACGGAAATAAAACAAAGGAGATTGATTGTGACCTACGAACAAAAGCTAAACCGTTAGGCGATGATACGCCGCATCTATAAAGCCATTCAAAAAGAGAAAGCCGATAAGCGCCGTGAACATTACAGCGCGTTACGTGAAAAGTGGGGTGTGAAGTTATGAACGACAAAGCAAACAAAATGCGAGCAAAGCTTTGCACTAAATCCGTAATCAACGAGTACAACGGCGCACGATACGAAAACGACGATATAGGTTTAATGAATACGCACTTCGACATTATGTGGGAAGAGGTTTACGGCTATCACCCGATAGAGGCTGCGGATTGGGAGAAGGGTTTTAATCTAAGAGAAGGGGCTTAACGCCCCTCGCTCACACCTTGCCTTAGTTTCATTGCATTGTCGATTTGCTTTCCTTGTGTACTCACCGCAATATCACGCATTTGTAACCCTGCTTTCTGCGCTTCGATAATTACTTTCTGGCGGTCTGTGTCAGCTTTATATTGGTCTATTTGCAGTTTGATGCGGTCATTCTCTTCATTCATAATCGCCGCTTGACCTTCTTGCATTCTCGCCTGACCTTCCATAAGTAAGGCTTGCGTTTGCGCATCAGGCTGTTGATTCTGCTGCGCCTGCATTAGCATCTGCTCTTCTTCTGGTGTCTCTGGCTTCTTGATGCCTTGAAGAATTAACTGTTTACGCGCATAGTCGCGCACGTCTTCCATGTGCGAACCTTCGAGCATGGTCAGGTACTCGTTTAATAGTATGTTGCGCATTGGGTCGCCCGGTGGTAATCCGTTGATTAATTCTTTCAACTCTTCACGGTTTTGCGATTTAACCGATTCAAACGATGGACCAATATCCGCATACACATCAAACATCATCTTGCGCACATCGTTGACAATCTGCGTTTGCATATTTGACCAATCAATCTCGGCTTTGTTAATCGTTTCTTTCGATGTAGTGCCGTCAAGCTGAACAAGTACAATCTCTTGCTCACTGTCCATTACATCACGGAACATTGATGCATACACCTCACCGTCACGACGCATAGCGTACTTGTGGTGGTCTTGGTACGTATAAGACTGCATATCTAAGCGTTTCTGCAATGCTTGCACGGCTTTGCCAGACAATGACGGGTCAGTGATGTCCTGCGGTAAACCTGGGCTTGCTACGTCGTCCACCGCTGCGCGCGATTCAGCCATTGCCGCCATTAATGCAGGAGGCACGTTTGCGTCAGGCGTTTGACCAACGGGGCCAACAGGTAAAGGCTGACCGTTGCTGTCGTAATGGTTTTGCTTTAGGTACGGGTAATTGTTATCAGGCCCATTGAGGTTATACATATCCTCATAGCCTGCAATCTGCTCGTCGGTGAAGATTGGCTTGCTTCTACCGCTACGGCTCACAATGTCGGCTAGGTATGACATTTGGAAGTTACGTAAACGCTGCGGGTCTTTAGCTAGGCGTACAATACCTTCGTAATGTTCTTCGCCTTCAACAAACTGACGCTCACCATACTGCGGGATAATAGGTAAATGCTCACCCGCAATACGATTTTCAGCCATAATGCCGGCACCGCTTGCAATGTACTCAGTAACGACGTAACGCTTAACGGTTTTCTCTGATTCAAACTCAAAGCCACCATCGATTAAATCATCTTCGTCAACTTCGTCTTGCTGCAATACACGACGATTACCAAATTCATCCGCAAAGGTGTAATGCTTAACTTTCTTCAATACGCGATGATAAAACTTAACGATATTAACTTTGTCTTCTGCGCCAATCCATGGGAATGTATAACTATGCTCAGGCTCTGCAAAGCTTGACGGGTGCGTATATTCACAGCCCAACTCTTCGCATAGCTCCTTATAAGCGTCAAATGAGTAAGGGTAAAGCACTGCCACATACTTAGCGTCTGACTTGTCGATTAGCTGCGCATTCGGATCCCAAAACACACGGTTGTTAGCCTCAAAGATTGGCTCACGTATGATTCGCTGCCTGTCGTCATCTTCAAGATTATTGCGATACTCGGTTGTTAAACGCCATGCGCCAACACCACACACAACCGCTTCTTGGTTGGCATTCTTCTTAGCCTCTTGTGATTTGTTGTTACGCATATCGGCACGATACGCACCATCCATAATCTCAGAAGCTTTTTCAAACGTGTCGTCAACGGGGTCGAAATCGACTTGAATAGGGTTAAGCACCAAATCGGTGAGAATTTGCCTTTGCGCCTTTCGTATAATGTTAAACTCAAAGCGAGTGGCTAAGTCAGTGCCATTGAGATATTCATCATCCCATTGCGTTACCCATGCAAACAGCATGTCGTCTGCGGCCTTCAAGCGCGTATCATAACCATGTTGATACGCTTTTTCTTGCATCCGCTTTAAGTCTTGAAAGTCTAGCATTTAACGCCCCATTGGTCGCATGGCTTGTGGCCTATGTGTTTTGTTTACTCTGCTTTGCGTTATATTAGCACTATTGTCAAAAGATAGCACCACCGCGTCAAATAGGTTTGGTGATGGTATGACTATCTTGCTTCCGTCCTGCTGTTTAATGCCGTTACGCATTTCTTGCTTAGTGTAAAACTTAAATGTATCGGCTGGCTTTAACGGCATACGACACGCCTCTGACCTTAGCTTTTGTAGATAGTTAGCGGGTATCTTATCACTGTCAAAGCTAACCAACTCGCTAGGGTCAATATACTTTTTGTGCACTACCGCTTCCCATGTCTTGTATACACGCTCTGCAAAGCTAATAATATTTTGCGCTTTCTTGTTGCCAAATACGTCTTTGTTCTTTTTACTGTCACGGATATGATACTCGCCAACGGGTTTAAATACTGCTTCGGGGTTGTGTACGCCCTCAGAGCCTTTATACATGAAAGTATGCACTTTCGTGCCTTGAAAGTTCGCAACCGCTTGATCACGCAATAAAGCGCCCATGCCGTCACAATCCCAACCAAATGTATCAACACCCGAAGCATTAGCATCACGTGAAGCAATGTCAAAGGCTCTATTCGCGTCTTCCGCATCAATCTCGCGCACATCAGTAAAAACCACACCATGGCGTAAGCAGTAACCTTTTGCATCGTTACCAACGTCTGACGGGTCAAAGCCTGCAACCTTACCGCCGCGAGCCTCGAAGCCCAGTTTTTGATGCGCATCAATACACGCATCAAACCAATCTGCTTTGATAACACTGTTATCAATGTCATCGTTAAATGCCCCGTGCCAGATATGGTTGAAACGCGATTCGCTCATACGCCCCTCATTTTTCTTCTGCAAGTCTTTCTCGTATTCTTCGCGTAGTGATTGGTCGTGCATAAACCACGGGTTATCCTCAAAACCTACCTTGATAACCATGTGATAGTCATCCTCGTAATAACCGTCTTTGTCTAACTGCGCCTGGAATGGCACGATAAACTCTAGACTCATAGGGTCATTTGCTGATTCTGGATTCCATACATAGATAAGCTCTGCACCATCAACGCCACGTAATGTAGGACCTAGTGTATCAATGGTCTGCTGACTTGTTCGCGCTGCCTCTTCCATCAAGAAGTATTTGTATTCGAATGAGCCTTTCATGTCGATAATGTTCTGCATACCGCCAAACGTTATCTTGCCTCTGTTCTTGTGGCGCACTTCACGCTCAGACGGAACAGGCGTAAATCCTTTAATTTTTAGCGCATCGATACGACCTACAATACCCGCGTAAATGGTATCTTTAAGCGACTTCATGCGCTCACGTAGCACAAACACTTTAGAGCCGTTGGCGTTAACGTCACCGACAACCGTATCCATTACCATGATGGATTTGGTGCCAGCCCTGCCGCCGTATAGGCATTTATACTTCTTATGCGTGAGTATGACAGGCTCTAGTTTCTCAATGATGTAAATGGTCGGCTCCTCATCCGTTGGTCGCATGTTGCCGATTACACCTTTCCACTTGCGGATAAAGTGTGGCGTACCATCTTCGTTGATTCTATCCACTACGCCGTAAACGGTTTCCTCTACGTTGCCCGATTGCGCTTTAATGATTGGCGCTATTTGGTCAACTTGCTTACGTAGTGCGGCTATGCTCATTTAATCCCCGCCATATCTGCCAATTCGCGTACAAGCCTCTCAAGTTCGTCAACTTTGTTTATGTCTGATTCAGCTTTAACTCCTGTCATTAGCTTCTGCATGGTGTCGAGCGATATTTCGCTCTTACCTGCCTTCTCTAGCAGTAGTCTAGCCTTTTGGAGTGCTGTTGATTCTTTATCGAATTTGATGCGCTCTTTATCGCGACCAAGCGTAGAAACCATAAGCGCCGCAAATGTCGCATTACCGTTTTCACCTTGCGACTTCCAATAGTCGGTAACTTGGTCAATAAGGTTATTAATTACCTCGTCGTAACCCTCTTGTGGGTATCGATTGCGGTAGTCATAGAGCGACTGCTTAGACTTAAACCCAAGGTGATGAATGGCGATATACTCAACCGTCACCTTTTGGACGCGTATTTCTTCGCCTTTGTACAGGATGGTTTTTTCGTGAGGATTAGCAAAGTAAGCATCAATCGCCGCTTGCAATTCATCGGCTGTCTTGTACTTCCTCGTCACCCTTGGCTTAGTCTCTTTGTTGCCTACTCGCATGTTAACTTCTCTCGTATATGCACGACCTTTAACCTGCCTTTTCGTTTATATCTTAGCGTGTGAACACCAAGCAAGCACATATCATTTACGAATTTGCGAGCCTGCGACTTGCTTATACCTGTGCATAAACCGTTAATCGTAGCCTCACTACCATAAAACGTTACCGTTATCATTGATTCGTATGTACCGCCTTTCTCACCGAACCGATAGATACCAACTATCGGTGTGAACATTAGTTGATCCCTTTGCCCTCTGATGTGGTCCATGCAGTGATTTCTACATCATCTCCAGCCGACCACGTTGCAGCACTAAGAATCATGTCTGTACCTGCTGTGCCTGCTGTGCCGTTTCGCAGTACATTGCCGCCACTATCTTTTAATACATAGTGATACGGTGCGCCTGTGCCGTCTGCGCTCGCTGTTACTGCTGCCGGTAGGTTTAGGCTAGAAGTGCGGTTACTTGCCGCACCAAAAGCAGGATTGCCTAGCGGAAACGTAACAAGCACTGAGCCTGTTGCCGCGCTATCAATATCAGCGGGTGCGCCGCTTCTGATTTCTACTGAGCCGCCGTTTGCTAGCGTGTTTCTCGCACCTAGCGCTGCATTGCATTCTGCTACTGAACGTTGTGACATTATTTAACCCTTATTACGTGATTGCGTCGTGTAACCCTAATTGTGCCACTCCGCCTACTGTTTACTGAAATTGTTTTACGCGCCACTAGTCGCTGAACTGGCAACTGGATATAACACGCATCGTCGAAATCAACCGTGGCTTCTGTGACCTCTACCGTGAAACTACCAACTACATTAACGCCGATATTGTCAGCGAAGTCTTGCGCTATTTCCGTTACTGCTGCGCTTATGTTAGCACTGATTGATAGCGTTGACGATTCTGACGCATCCGCTGTGAATTCTGTGACTAACGCGCTAACCTTACCCGCTACCGTCGCGCTAACCGACTCCGTGAAATCTTGCGCTATCTCTGTGACGTTAAGCGTTACCAGGTTATTAGTAATCGTAGCCGCGATTGATTCTGTCGCGTCTTGTGAAAGCTCAGTCACACTAGCTGTTACAAGCGTTGTTATCGATGCAGTGCTTGACTCTGCTGCATCGCTATAGGTTTCTGTGATTTGCGCTGTTATGTTGGATGTTATTGATATTGCGCTAGATTCTGTCGCACTGTCGCTTGTTTCTGTCACATTAGCCGTAACAGAGCCGCCGCCATCATCGTAGAATACCCATTGGTTGTTGTCGGTTGGGAAGTTGGTTAACACACCCTGATTTGAGCCTGACACTGTTGGCAGTATATTGCCAGTTCCATTTGAAAGGCTTGGGCTGTAAGTCTCAGAGCCAGCCTTGAAACCGTACAAGTCCATCGTTAGGTTTGAAGAGCCGTTATGGAAAGAGCCGATTTTACCGATTACAAAAGGATTAGCATTTAGGTTTGTAGCGCTTGTTATCGCCGTATTTGTTGAATCTCTTACCTCTACCGAAGAGCCAGTACGCACAAGCTTGAGCATGTACCTATTGCCAACCACTAGAGGCGATATAAGTTTTGCTTTATTGGAGCTACCTGCAATTGATATTCTGAACTGGTTATCGTTGTCTATACGCCAATAATCACTGAATGATGTGCCGCCACAGATAACATTGTTTGATGCACCTTTGTAAACAAAATCAATTTCAGCTAACACCCCGTCACCGCTGACTGATATTGGTGATGTTATATCAACGTACTCGCTGCCGGATGTGAATGCTAGATAGTAAGCCATGTATGCGCCTTTGTGTTTATGAGGCTAGTATACGCTTAAAGACGCACAAAAAAAAGCCTGCGCTAGGCAGGCTATGTGGGAAGTGTTGGCAGTGGATTGGGAGATATTGCCAACGGGTTTAATCATTGCACGGCACATACTTTAAGTCAAACGGATATTTAACATGCATCACATCAACGTTGTGCGTTTGCTTCATGTGCTGTGTGAAGGCATTGATAGCTTCATGCGTTGTGTTAGCGCCTTTGATTGTCTTGTATAGCTTGCGACCTTGGTGCATGTATGCGAATTGTGGGGTTAGCATCTTTTCTTAACTCCAAAGCTACCTTTTAACCCTTTAATTACACTCTTCGTCGGGTCTCCCACAACTAATCTTCCTGAGCTAATCTCTCTTTCCAAGAAATCCTTCAAACCCTGCACTTCATCAACTCTTTTTGGCTTGTCTAGGTCTATTGAATCAATCCATTGCGAAAAATGCTCTGGGCTTTCTATGTTATCAGGCATATCAATTAACCTATCGTCATTAGGCACTATTGGTTTACGCCATTCGCCAATAAAAAAACAAATTGGAACTGTGAAAATGATACATAAGGCAATTAACAGATGCCAGCCGTAAGTATATTCATTAATAAAATCAAGCATTATTAATCCTTTTTCATCCACACCATGACACGCTTCATTGAGGGCGGTGTTGCTATACTTCCAATATCGCTAAGCACTGAGCCTAACCACAAAAAACAATACCCAAGCGCGCTACATAAAAACAAGAACAAAGTTATCGGTATAAAAATAAACAACAGTGGAATCGCTCTAAGTTTAATACCCATTATCTTTCCTTCCTCGCCACCGCACGGACAATACTACCCACCGCCAAAGCTCCGCCAAAGCAGATAATTGCCATAGCTGCACCGATGCCGTACACGACAAGCGGGTTTGATAACACGTAGTTTGTAAAGCTAATCATTGGTTTGCTCCTTGCGTAGTTGTTCTACCCATTCTTTCATTTGGTCACAAGCGTTAAGCGGGAAGGCATAAATCAAAGCCTTAGCCCCCTTAATTTGATTCTCTATGGCGAATTTCCTAGCCTTGCTATTTACATCAGGATCTCTAGCAACAGCGTCTGTTATGTCAAGCAGCCTTTGAATGCTTTTTCTTGGTTCTTTCTCGTCTACTGTGAAATCCCACAAAACACATTCTTCATCTATTGCTGATTTATATCTCAACATTCTTGCTTGGCAACTTTCGAATATCTCAAAGAGGTTTTTATACTCTTCATTAGCCTTTGCTAGTTGTGTGCTCATGTTTTCAATCATATTGGCAGCGTCAGCAACACAAGCATTCGCTACACCGTCACCGCTCTGTATATCCTCCGATAACACCCGAAGCGCTTTAATCATTGTTTCTGTGTTAGTCATTGTTTTGCTCCTTGCGTAGTTGTTCTTCACCTATTAAATTGGCCAAATTAACAATGCGCTTGTAACCAATTCTAATGACCTCTTTCAAATCCTCATTCGGCGCATTACTTAACTTTTTCGCCCACCAAATAAGAAGCTCTGCGGCTGCATTCCCGTTTGTGTTTTCGCGCTCTAATTTAGCAACACGCTCATTAGCCTTTGCTAGTTGTGTGCGAAGTTCTTCCGCCTGACACTCAAGCCCTTCAATGTACTCATTAAGCTCTTCCATGGAGACTTCTTCATAATCTGAGGTCTCATTTAAGCTGTTATTCATCAAGGCATCGCATGCTGCGTTTAGCTCATTATTTGGGATATTTTGCGTTATTTCTTTGATGTATTTATCACTCATTATCCTGCTCCTTGCGTAGTTGTTCTATTTCTGAATCAATAATATCCGTGCTTAACCAAACGGGCTGCTCCATCAACTTTTCTACGCTGGGAGATTGACTAATAATCCAATTTTTATGCATTAGGTCAACAGCTTTTGATTTTATCTTTTGAAGCACCTCAATCTTTGCTTGACTTAGGATTTTATTTCTATGGTTTTTGTTGTTCATTTCTAATTCAATGTTAGCCGAAGAAATCCCGACATTATTGCGAAGTTCAGAGTATCTAACCTCCAACTCCTTCACACGATCATTAGCCTTTTTTAATTCGTCTTGGCATGATTCAAAAGCTGAGAAAAGCGCTTTGTAATCTTCATTAGCATTTTCTAGTTGTGCGCGTAGGCTATCTCTTTCAATTAGAGCGTTATCAAGCTCTTCTTTTGTCATAAAGTCACATATATTATTCATATCTATCTCCCTTGTAAAAACTAAACCTTACTCGCTTTCTGTATTACTAACAACTCTGACCAGTCCAAGTCGATACCCCAGCACATTAGCGACAGCCTCTAAGTCTGCCGCTTTTGGTAGTGTGCCATGCTTGTAAAACCATCGCTTTATCGTGTTGAATCCAACGCCGCTTCTGTGTGATAGCTCTGCGTGTGTTAAGCCTTGCTCTTTCTTAGCATGGCGCAATTGCTCGATTAAGTGGCGCATCAATCGCCACCTAACCTAGTTATAACGTACAACTTGTACTTATCGCCATTCCTCAAAACTACATGGCTTGATTCACCTAGCGGCGCATGTTTTCGCACTGTGCTGCGGTTGACGTTTAGCGATTTAGCTAGTGCGGTCTTGTCGTTGTCGAACTCAGCAAGCAGCTCACTGATGGTATAAGTTGCTTTATGCTGCGCTGGCTTTGTTATTGGCTGGCCAAACATTGCTTACCCTCCTGCATCATAAGATAAACGATACAAGCGGCGCGTAGTGGGTTATCATTCGGCATTATCTCATGCACAACACCTTCAAAGTGATTGCTTGCAAATCCTATCTGGTTAACCTCTTCATGCGGTAATTCTATATCAATCTTATTCTCAGCAATAATCGACCAAGCATCGCTTGGGTTGTTGCAGGGGTCGTACTCATCGCAAGCTCTAAGCGAGTAGCACAGCACAGCGCTACCGCCATTATGATTACAGTCTGAGACATACTCAAATTTACCAAGCAACTCAGCAACACGCCTATTAATCTCAAAATCTGAACAATCACTATAATTCATACCAACCCCCAATTCTTTCCAGTTACAATATGGTGTATTGTTGCTGGCGAAACGCCAAGTTTTCTTGATAGGGCATTGCACCCGAACTCTTTGCACCCTTTCCTGTAAATATTTAAAATAACCTCAGCATTCTCCATTGTCAGCTTTGCTTGATTTTTATTTCCATAATTCCTTGCTGTTCTTCCTTTTTCGCACCTGTCCTTTATATTCTCTTCTTGAGTAGATAGTTTTAAGTGCTCAGGATTAACACATGATGGATTATCACAAAGGTGCATAACAACCTTCCCATTTATGCTTTCTATATCTATACCTTTATCATTGCAGTATGCCAGCCTGTGAGCCCTTCTAACTTTTCCATTATAAAATTTAGAGCCATAGCCATCCTTATTCTTGTATCCCTTCCACTCTATACAGCCTAGTCTCATGCTTTCGTAATTCATCACAACCCCGCTTCATGCTCTAGTTTTGTTCTGTATGCTTCGCGTAATAGCATCGCCGCAGTATCTTCAAATAGCTCATCAAGCTGGCTTTTTGCCATTTCAAGATTCCCATTTAACAGGTCGTCTAGTATCTCATACACAAACACGTCGTTATGCATCACAACTTCCATTACCTTGTCGTACTTAACCAATAACCCGTTATCATCACCCTCACGCAAGCGCTCAACCGCCTGGGCTAGTTCTTGTTCGTTTATCATTGTTCTTCTCCGTAGATTTCGAATGCAAATACGCCCTGCTTATCGTTGCTAACTTCGTCAACACACTTAGCTCTCGCCTCAACCGCTGCACCATTTCCTACATCAACTGCAACGCGCATATCCAAATCACCATGCTTGGCGATAAGCTTAACCAAATCTCGCACTAATATTGTTGCTTTCACTTTGCTAACTCCTTGCGTATTCGCTCAAGTGTAGAGTAACAATCTTCCCATAACTCGTATGCTTCTGGCATTTCTCGCTTATCAAAGTTATGACATCCCAGTGACCATTCTAATGATTCGCATAGATCATTAAGGTTTGCATTGGCTTTTTCCAATTCCGACCGGAAGACGTTAGCCGAATCTCTTTCTTTTTCTGCTAAATATTTATAATGACGCTCAAGGTTGCTGAATTCCGTCCCCATATCATCATTGCTCTTTTGTAGCGAACTTATTTCTTCATTAGCATTTGCTAGCTGCTCTCTCAACTCCTCATTCTCAACAAGTGCTACTTGCAGTGGATTCTCACTTAAATGCTCAATTAACGATTTCATTTTCAATCTCCTTTAAAAACTAAGCGCACCTTAACACGTAGGATGCGCTTAACAGATTAGACCAGTTAGATTATGTCGTGATGAGACATGTAATCAGATAGGTCGGATTTCATAGCGTAGTCGCCGTACTTATCAACTCGATATTGAACATAAAGCTCTAGTTGTCTTTTTGCATCTTTGCTTATCGTCGGCTTGATGGGTTTTAATTCGCTTTTCTTGTAAGTGGCTGGGCACCCAGCACCATCAACTTTCACCCACAAGAAATCACCGTGCTCACTGATGATTTTGCATTGTGCTTGTTCGCTAAATCCGAAATTAACCACATGCGTCCACTCCTCGCCCTCTTGCTCTTTCACATATTCTTCGAATTCGGCGCGGGTGCATACAGTGTCGCTTGTCTCATTGCACCCAAGTAGCATTTGTTCAGTGTCAGAATCCCACCAAGCAAAATTATATCTACTGCTAGGCCATTTAGCTCCGAAAACCTCCACCGCATCCGCAACGGTTTTTGGTTGTGTGTGACCATTGTTTGTCAAATGCTCAAAGAAAGCGTGTATTCCTAAATCATTCTCAAGCGCCCAGTCGTTATAAGTATTAACCGCCGCCTTTGCGTTATCATCCCAATTCACATCAATCATTTGTTTTGTTCTCCAATTGTTTTAACCAACTTCCCCTTAGTGCGTATATAAACATTACCCTCACCATCCACATGCGCGTCGTTATCGAGCCACCGTCTAAGCTGGTACGGGTGGATGTCGTAAGCCCTGGCGAATGATAGTTGACTAGGGTATTCGGTTAGTAGGGTTTTTAGGGGGGTCATTATTCGTCATCCCTTATCGCTATGATTGAAGCCATTAACGCAGTTGACATATTAGCCGCGTTAATACCGTTGTTATCAGTGCCCCACTTAGAGGCTCTGCGAAGAAAAGCTTTAGCCACAGAATCGGCTACATGCTCAGTTTTCAGCTTATCGAAAACAGCCTTGAATACTTCCTCGGCGACTGCTCGCTTTCCTGCGTTGTTGTCAATTTTGAAATTATCACTAACCTCAACCCATTTATTAGGAAACAGGTTTAGCGCTGCTTGTTTGTAATCCTCCATAAGACAAAAGCGAACCTTAACGGCTCGCTACCTCCTGCGCCATTGCTGCACATGCAAGCTTGAAAGCAATTTCTTGTGTGTGTGCGTCTTTTCCATCAGTGCCAGTAATTTCCATTACTGCTTCAAGTGACTGCTTAGCTAGTGTATCCATGTTCATTTCTCAATCTCCAATGTTTTTGTTCGTTGCCTCGTTGGTATGTGTATATAATAGCACTTCACGCTTTGTTGTCAGCACTTTTTGTGGTTTATTTACTGGTCGGATCTGTTATTTCTAACCCATAACTAAACTTTATAAATAACCCACTTATTCATAAATTTCTTTAATGGGTAAGCATATTTTGGGTGCAAAAGGACAAATCAGCCACCAAAAAGGAAGAAAAAAGGATACTGTTTGCCCACGCTGCAGCCCTTGCCATTACTGGTTTTCTTGCCAAAAAAAGGATGTTGGGCTATTGCCAGTACACCCCCTCTATACCTAAAAATAAAATACACCCCTATTACATATAAATATAATAGTAAGTAAGTAAAGTACTCTATCTATCTATCCTATTTCCTTATTTAGACATAAAACCCTTTAAAAACGCGGCCTGTAGAGCGGGCAGAAAATGCCCTTTTACATCCTTAAATGGGCAGAAAAATCCTTTTATTTCTTATTTCCAAAATAACTATTGAAATAATGGTAACGCATGTTTACTATTAAAACCCCATTTAAACAAAAGGAGTAACCATGAACAAGTGGGCTACAAAAATTGACATTCATAGAGCAAGAGTTGCAACAAACTTTATCTTTGCTCGCTTCGGTAATCACCTGGCTAATGTTGCAAAGGCTGCCGGCGTTTCTCGTGAGACTGCAAAAAAGTGGTATAAGCAAGGTTTTATATCTCAAACGAGCGTACAGAAATTGCTTGATTCACCGGAGGTAAATAACGCAATCAAAAAGAAAGATTGCAGACCTGATATTGAAAGTTGGAACTAGGAGAAGATAAATGTATTCACCAGAAATAAAAGAGCAACACAGAAAAGCATTAGGCGTAGTTTGGAGGTGCTTTGGTTTTAACAAAACAAGAATGGCTGAAGCTTGCGGGGTTAATAGGCAAACCGTTTACCAATGGTTCCGTAGAGGCAAAATCAGCGCAACTGCAGCAATCAAGTTAGAGAATCACGAGAAAGTAAAAGGAGTAATCACAAAAGAGCAAATGCGCCCTGATGTGAATGAATGGTTCGGAGTGTAATCATGTACCAAAACAACGCACCGATAATGGATGATGTGCTTGACTATGCTGCAGCGAATAACGTGCCTAATCACATTGCCGCTGTTCATGTTGGTAGCGCTCACATAAACAAGCCTTCGCTATGGCCTGAGCCTAAAGATGCAAGCGAAGCCAAAAAGATAGAGTCACCCGATATTTGTGTTAGCCAGCGTGGTGATTTAATGACGGAGTTAGCAAAAGGCATTAAGGGATATTTGCAATTCCCATCGTCAACAATATTTTTGCATGGACTTGGTTGTGTCGCGTCAGCCATGACAAAATCGTTTAACATTGAATACGGCTTTTCAGAACTGCCGGTTTGCCTTTACGTCATAACCGCTCAACCACCAAGTACCGGTAAGTCAGAAGTTAACCGTCGATTATTCACGCCGATATTGAAAGCGTACAAATCTTTAAATGAAGTTCACGAGAAAGAGCGCGGACAATTAGAGCGTGAAGTTAAAAGGTTAGAAAGACAGCTTGATGGAATTGGTAAAGGTAAAGATAAATACGACGAGGAGGAAATAGTAGACCAGATTGAACAAAAGTTGATTCGACTAAATGAAATACCTAAATGGTCGCCTGCAGTAACCAACTCAACCATTGAAGCAATTGACGCGGGCTTAGATAAAAACGATGGCATGTTTAACATCGTATCTGCAGAGGCCGAAGCGGTTAATGTGGTTGTGGGCAGCGTTTATGGTGACGGCCAAAATAAGTCTAACGTTGAACTATTGCTAAAGGCTTGGGATGGTGAGTGGTATGCATCTGACCGGGTAAGCCGTAACGGCTATACCGGTGAAGTTCGCGCATCAATTAGCGTAATCGCCCAGGATGATACCATTGATACATTGCTTGCCGCAGGTGCCAGTGGTCGAGGTTTAACAGAGCGATTTTTAATGCTGTCAGAAAAATCAAACTTAGGTAGTCGCGACCATTACCGAAAATATAGCTTTGATAATTCGATGTATGAGCGTTATGTGCAACTTGTGTCCAACATCGTCAATGAAAAGAAAGTGACGCTTAATTTCAGCCAAGCAGCGGAAAGTGTGTTGCGTGACTACAAGCAACGCTTAGAGCCAACAATGCGCGATGATGGCGAAAACAGCCACAACCTAACAACTGGTTTTATCGGTAAAGCTGATAAGCAGGTTAGAAAGTTAGCTGCAGTCCTACACACTATTGACCAATGGCAGGATGGAGCAGACCGCAATAAAACCATATCAGACGATTACGTTTATTGGGCTATGAGCATCTTTGACGAACTAGCTAAAACGTTTATCAATAGCGCTGATTATATGGGTTATGTTGGTTCAAACTCAGAGGTCAATAAAATGATTGAGGTAATTCAAGGCATGGCATCGCGTGGCAAGACAAAAACAACGGTTGCCGCCATTCGTGATTTAGTGAAGAACAAAAAGCCGTTCAAAGGTTCTCGCAACATGACCAGAAAAATAAAAGAGGAGGTTATACCGAAGCTAGAACAACTTAATTACTGCGTGTTAGATGGTCAAACCGTTTTTATTAATCCGAGGTTAAAGTGATGATTGAACAATATGATGTGCTAGTTGAAAGCAGTGGTGATTTTTCAGGTTGGATTTATTTGGGTAAGTGCTCATTTGGTGAGATTGAAAAGATTGCAAACCAAAGCGTGAAAGGATGCAAGATTTATCACGCTGCATTTACAGGCTCACTTAGCAAAGAAGAAAAGCGCGAAATAGCATCGCGTCACGGTATCTAGCTATGGATAAGCACGAGATAGACAAACTTAAACGCCAGGCAAACATAGTTGACGTTATTGACAGCTATGTACGACTAAAAAAGAACGGCAAAAACTATACTGCTTGCTGTCCTTTCCACAGTGAAAAAACGCCATCGTTTACCGTTAGCGAAGATAAGCAGTTCTACTATTGCTTTGGTTGTGGCGCCAAAGGTGATGTTATTGACTGGTTGACGGAATATGCACAAATGGATTTTGTCGACGCTATCAAGTCGCTAGGTGGTGAAATTGAAATGACCTCACCCGAAAAAATAGCGAGAAACGAAAAGCGGGCACCAAGAGCAAGACAATTAGACGACCATTGCGAAGAACCAGAAATGTGTAATCAGATATTGGCGAATTGCGATCCAATTGATGATTACTACAAGTCAAAAAGCGGAAAAGTTTATTTGCCCTTAATGACTGCAGACGGCGAATTAAAAAACCTTGTTCACTTTGAGCCATACGACAAAGAAACGCCTATTTTTGTTGCCGGTGGTATTTCTTACGATTGCTTCTATCGAATCGCAAAGAATAACGGTGATAAATGGGCCGCTGTGACGACTTTGAAAGATGGGTACGCCATTGCATCAAGATTCAATTTAAACGTTGCTGTGTGCTTTACAGACGTTGTTTTTAAATACGTATGCAAATGGAATAATGGAGGCTTAAAAATAAAGCCAGTCATTACCCCCTCAGATGATGACTGGCTGTGTTATGAAATGAACCATCTTTTATGGGATGGCGAACAACTGCAAAAGCGAGACAGATTATTATGATTGAACTTAGATACTACCAGAAAGACGCACACCAAGCCACTATCAACCATTGCCGCAAGACTAACGAGCCAGCATTGCACAACATGACCGTTGGTGCAGGTAAAACAATTTCTATTGCTTTCGATGTTAAGCATGTGGTTGATAAAGGCGGTCAAGCCGTTGTGCTTGCTAGGCAAGGTGAGCTGATTGAACAAAACTCTGATGATTACCGCTTTATAGGTGGCAAGTGCTCAATATTTAGCGCCTCACTTAATCGCGCCTCTACTTTTTACCCTGCAGTGTTTGGAACAGAAGGTTCAGTGTGTAGAGCATTACAGGAGCATTTTAATTACCGCGTTGACTTCTTGGCTATTGATGAAGCCCACATGGTTAATTGGAAGGACGTTTTATTATGCCGTGAAGAGCATCAAAAAGGTTTCGACATATACGAAAACAAGGACGAAAACGGAAAAACCAAATATAGCCAGTTTGCCATAATAATAACCCACTTTTATTCGCTCAACCAAAAACTGAGAATAATCGGTTATACAGGTTCACCATTCAGAGGCAGCGAAACCGTATACGGTGATTTTTGGAAACATGAGTTGAGCAACGTTTCAACATATCAATTAATCAGCGAAGGATTCCTGGTTAATCCTGTTTTCGGCTTTGGTGATGAAAATCATCATTACGACTTAAAGGAGTTTGATAAGAACGAAGAAGGAGCAGGCGATTACACGCAAAAAGAACTGCAGGCGATGGGCCGCAAAATAACCAAAGACAAAGATATGACGCAATCCATTATGGAGGAAGTTATACACCGAACAAAAGACCGTCTTGGAGTTATGATTACATGCGCCAGCAAGAAACACTGTGAACAAGTTTCTGAATGCTTACCTGATGGTAGCTGGGGGATAGTGACAGATTCAACCAGCACAAAAGAGCGCCGCCGCATACTAGTAGATGCAAAAAGCGGTAAAATTAAATACCTAATACAGATTGGATGTTTGACCACCGGTATAAATATTCCACGCCTAGATACCAGCGTGATATTGAGAAAGATTGGCAGCTTAACGCTAGTTATCCAGCTTTTAGGCCGTGTATTGCGCACGTTAAAACCTGAGCAAATCGACGCGGGGCTAAAAAAAGACGATGCGCTAATTTTGGACTACACCGATACCCTGGAATTAATGGGCAACATTTACGACGACCCAATAATTGATAAAGCCACTGCAGCAAAAGCAAAACAAGAGCATAATCAGATAGAATGCCCCAAATGTAAAACAGCTAATAGTGAATTTGCGGTTCGATGCATCGGTGGTGACACCCAATCAGATGATGGTAGATGCGAGCACTTTTTTAAATCTACCATGTGCCTAAACTGTGAAACGGAAAACTCACCAACAGCACAAAATTGCAGAAATTGCGGTGCCGTGATGATTGACCCTAACAGCAAGTTAGTAAGAAAGGCGTACACTGACGCGGACTATAAGCCAGTTAGAAAAATGCACTACACAGAAACCGGCACCGGTAAGTTGTGCGTTTCGTATGAGTTAGAAAGCACTTACAAAAAGAATGGCATGGAATACCCCGAAGTGGCAAAGGAGTATTTCGATGTATGCAATGACGATAGAGTGCAACGTGCGCGTTGGTACAAGTTTATTGAACAACATATTCAAGGCAGGAATTTTAGAAACGGAATGGCACGAACAAGGACGGTTGTCGATGTGATAAGAAATAAAGCAATGTTCGATACACCTGTTGAGATTACGCACCGGGTAAACGATAAAGGATTTAGTATCATAAACCGTAAAAAGTTTAGAACAGGAAGAGAAGAAAAAGCATCTTGACGGGTGCTTTTTTATTGATTAATATGGTTACACTTAATTAAAAGTGATGGAGATTGAAAGTGAAAAATCAAAAGCTGTTTATAAGCAACGATGAGTACAGAAAAATGGAAGGCGTAGCAAACTCTGATTTGCTAATGGTTAAGAAAAACCCGTCTGATTACACTTGGTCAAAAGTGGCACCGGTTGACAACTCAAAGGTTGCAACAAAGGACTTTGGCACCGCATTGCATACGGCACTGTTGGAGCCAGAGAAATTTGATGATGATGTTTTTGTTAGTAGCGTTGCAGGCAGAACAACAAAGACATTTATTAAAGAGGTTAACGACAACCACGACAAAGTTGTGCTAACCGAGGTTGAATCCGAACAAATTAGAATCATGCAAGCGAGTGCGCTTTGCCACCCTGCAATGAATTTATTTTTAACTGCAGAAGGCGATCGCGAATCATCAATATTTGTTTACGATGATGAGTTTGAAATCTGGCTTAAATGCAGACCTGATGTTGATGCATTTGAAAAGCATGGTTTTATCGGTGACTTAAAAAGCACTACATCAATTAGCGACTGGCGCGAACCGGTAGAGTGGAAAAACCCGCTATTCAAATTCGATTACGGGCATACTGCAGCGTTTTACATTTACACCATGTCAAAGTTTTACGGCAAACCGGTTGATACCTACAAGTTTGGTTTGAGCCAAAAAACAATAGAGCTTGGCAAATATCCACAAAGCGTATTCACAATAACACGCGGCGAATTAGAAACACTTGGCTTTTGGGATGATATGCTCAATAACCTTGGTGAGTATTCGAGAAGATTTAAAACTGATGATTGGGTGTATGAAGAGGTTTTCCCAATTTTTGGCCGTGACGATATGGAGGTGACATTCGATGACTAATGATATTTCAAACCTTTCTGATACTGTGGTGCCAGAGTCAGACCGCCTTAACGGTGATGACTTATTGCATGGTGAAAAGCTAATAACTATCACCGGCGTAGTTCGCTATCTTGACCCAAAAAGAAACCCCGCTTTCTATATTAACTATGAAGGTGATAGTGGCAGACCATTCAAGCCATGTAAGACACAAAGGCGCATTATCACTCAACTATGGGGTGAGGATGGCAACTTATACATTGGCCGTCAATTGCGCTTATACAACGAAATGACGGTTGTATATGCAGGTAAGGAAACTGGCGGATTACGCATTAACGGCATGACAGATATTCAAGGCACCGCAACCATTAAAGTATCTGAGGCTCGCGGAAAGAAGAAAACCTACACCGTAGAAAAACTAGAGAAACAACAAAAACCGCCTTACCCAGTTGAAAAGTTTAACGCGGCATTGGGAGCAATGGAGAAAATGATTAAAGGTGGAGAGTTTACACCGGAGCAGGTCATTACTCGTTGCGAGCAAACTGGCACCTTGACCGAGGAGCAGCGCCAAACTATTAGGTCATTTGGTGAAGCTGATGAACCGGCACCGAAAAACTCTGCAGAGGATTTTTTAGATGATTAAAATAATCGGCATCGACCCGGATATGAGAAAGCCGGGCATTTGTTTTTTTGATGAAGATGGTTTTGAGTTTGCAGCATGGGAAACATGCTGTCTGCTCAATGAAGTCGAAAGCCTTTCTGGCAGCCATATTTTCGCACTAGAAAACGTCAACGCAATAAAAACCATTTACGCCAAAAATCGCAAAGGCGGTCAAGCTGTACAATCGCGAATAGCGCAAAATGTGGGGATGGTTAAAGCTTCGGCCACTATCATTCAAGATTACATTGAACACCACGGCGGAAATATAATACTTGTGCCGCCTGGTATCGGCAAGCAAACCAAGAATAACGCAAAATTATTTGCAGAATTAACGGGCTACACAGGGCGCACAAACGAAGATATACGCGATGCTTACTGGATAGCAAAATACGCATACAACCAAGTAAAAAACGGAGCAAAGTAGAATGAATAACGCAACATTTGCGGGTAATATCGGTCAAGATTGTAGAGTCAACAGCGTTAACGGTAACCAAGGCCAGATAACGGTGGTTAATTTCTCTCTTGCAGTAGACAAGAAAAAGAAAGACCAAAACGGAAACAAAGAAACGCTGTGGGTTGATTGTGCTGTATGGGGTAAGCAAGCCGAGGCGCTTCAACAATACCTAGTTAAAGGCCAAAAGGTTTCCGTTAGTGGTTCGGTTGATGTTGATACCTTTACCAAAAATGACGGTCAAATAATCCCTAAGCTAAACCTAATGGTTAGGGATTTAACCTTGCAGGGTAGCGCAAGCCAGTCTCAAAACGGGAATTACCAGCAACCACAACAATCGCAGACAAGCCAGCAGCAGCCGCAAGCACAAGGGCAAAACGTTGCAAAATGTTCAATGCAGCAACAACAACAAGGTCAAGCTAATTATAGCGACGATATACCTTTTTGATTTATTTAACAGGGCGCACCACGCGCCCAAGTGAGGGAAGATGAAAGCAGCATTGCAAATCAAAAAACTATACGAGCACATTGATATTCCAAAGTCGGCCAACTTAGGCGATGCTGGTTTAGACTTGCGCACCCGTGAAAGCGTAACTTTACAACCAGGTCAACGCGCATTACTTGGTACTGGGTTAGCGTTTGGTATTCCATACGGTTATTTCGGCCATATACGCACACGCAGCAAGCTAGCAGCTAAATGGGGTTTAGACGTACTAGTAGGAGTTGTGGATGCAGGATACGGCGGTGAAGTAATGGTCTCGCTAATCAATCACGGCCATGACACAGTTGAGCTTAAAGCAGGCGACAAAGTGGCCCAGATGATTATACAAGAGTCTCACAGCGACTTACCTATCGTACAGGTGGAAGAGTTGCGCGAATCAGACCGTGGCACGCGCGGGATTAATGATAGTGAGTTGCGTCTTAGGTAACTGGTCGGATATGTCACACCCGCATTAGGTGTTACATTAGCAGCATAAATCAACGGGAGATAAGAAATGCAAGCAATTACACTTTCTGAATACGCCAAAAAGATTGGCGCAAAACTAAAGCCAACTACCTTGGCTGATATGCCTGTTCTTGATATTCAGGAGAATGACCAACCTGAAAACTTCCATGTAGGCATGGATAGCATAAAAACATGGCTTGAAGTTAGAGACCCTTCTGGAGGTGTTAACGGTAAAGGTTACTGGCCTTTTTATGTTCTTGATTGCGCGGATGGTGGGTTAAGAATCGCGTCAGGCGGTTACTAATAAGGCTAAACACCCGCATTATGTTGTATTGTGCGGGTGTTGATTGATTGAAACGGAGATTGAGAATGAAAATTTATTACGGTTTTTTCGAAGCTACATGGTTTAACAAGTATGGCAAACATGTTCGCGTAGAGGCATCAAGCAAAGCTGAGGCGCGCAAAAAGATGATGGCTATGGGTTGCGCCCAAGGCAGTCTAATGTTTATTACTGAGGCTTAGTTATGAACCAAAAACCAACAAGCCTAAAACAGTTGTGCAAGGAAAGTCCGGCGCTTGGTAAAAAGCTAGCTGAGATTTTCCTAGCTGGCACAATTGGCGCTTACGACAGAAATAACGGCACCCCAATATTTCAAGGACAGATAAACGCGCATTACCACTGCAAGGATAAATACCTTACTCCGCATGAGCTAATGCGGGAAATGGCTAAAAGCGGTTTAGGTAACTGTGGCGTATCGGTTTCAATAGGCGATGTTCGCGGCTTGCTCTTTAGGGAGTGGAATCACGGGCGAATGGAAAGAAAGCGACTTGATTGCAGCGTATCAGACAGAATGATGTGGGCTTACAAGTCAATTAAATAAACGAGCAGACTCGCAGTAGCTTAAAACGGAGAGTGAAATATGAGAAGCACAGACATTAACAGAAAGGCGCAACTCAAAACTGTACTGATTGCGGGTGCTACAATAGCGATACTGATGTATTGCGGGTATTAGTTTCACACCGCCTAGAATTACAGACAATCCTGTCATAATCGGTTTGTTTAACATGGTCTTTGTCTAGGCGGTTTCTTTTTACACTGGTTGCGGATTTCATTAACCAATAATCAAGCCCAATAGTCGCTTGATGATTAGCGCAACTCGTCAACGTTGTATGATTATGCGAATCGAAGTTATGCGTTGACCTTAACCGCAACCAGTTTTTTTATTTTTGGAGATTGATATGTTAGCTGTAATCGGTTTTTTAGTTTGGATTTTATTTAACATTTGGCCCACATTGATGTGTGTCGCGATGGTTTTTATTCCTGTTAATGTTGGAGGGAGAAAGCTTGATTTTGGCGAGATTGTAGCATTTGTTCTCGCGTATGCACTTTGCGGATTTGGTTGGTATTACTCACTTAATTCTGTAACCGTTAGCGTAGTATAGGAGAATAGCATGCACTCAATAGTGACACGTTTCAGGTTTGGCGATAGCGTACAAGATATAGCGCAAGTGTTAAAGATAACCGTAGAGCAAGTTGTGGCGGTTTTACGTGAGAACAGCAAACAATGGGATGGGGTGAATAGATGAAATTCGTAAATGTAAAAGTTGGCGATACGGTTTACACTAAGACGTTAATAGCTATTGGAGGGTGGAATAGAACAGGAAAAACTTTCTTTATTCCTAGAGAGGTTACAAAAGTAACGCCTAAACAATTTGAAGTTGAAGGTCTAAGAACAAAGTTAAGAAAAGAAGATGGTAGCCCAGTTGGTGATGGTAGCTGGGTTTATATTGAAGGTGAGGATATTAATCAATTTTATGGGTCAAAAGCCGAAACAGTAAAAGATGAGAGCAAAGAAGCTAACGATTACAGCAATTTGGTTAAAAAATACAACTCAGTATCAAGAATGGCTAGAGAATTAAATCTTAAAGGTAATGAGTTAGATAAATATTCTGAGCAGATAAATTCAGCGTTTGAGGCGCTTGAAGCTATGACAAAGTCCCGCAAATAGCGGGGTTATTTTTTGCCCTTGCTCGCCATTCTTTCCATAATGCCGTTAGCAAAAGTACCCATGTAAGGTGCGCAGAAATAAAACGCTATTATCAGCATTACAACATCATTCAATCCGTTAGCAAATTCAAATAGCAGATTGCTTGTCTCTAGCCACTTATCTCTACCGTCAACCCATACAGCAATCATAGAGCCGATAGAAGCTGAAACGTACATGCCAAGCCATACGCCTACTATTGATAACGCTATAAACCTCCTAGCAAGGTTTTGGCCGCTAGTTGCCGCCATCCACTGTACTACCATCTGACGCGCTTCTGACCTGTCAGCCTTTGCGTCGTCTGCCTTTTCTTCATCAGAGTAGTAGAGTTTATCCAGCCCAGCCGATACGGTGTCGATTGTTTTTTCTATGGCAGTGTCAGTGCCGAATAATTTACCCCAAAAACTCATCATCCAATCCTCTCAAAATGCGGCATATCAATAAAGCTCTTGAAGTGACCACCCCACCTCAAATTAACATCAAGCCTAATCGCAGCCTCTAACATCGCGCAAGCGACTTGTGAAAGATGCTCTGGTTGCCAACTAGCCTTACAATCAACATAAGCGAATACGTCTACTGCGTTTCCTGTTTGGTGGTATGATTTGTTGGTGTAACCGTCCGCTTTAGATTTACCATCTAGGAAAAGTTTATGCTGTGCTTCTGCGGTGCGATAACCGCCCGTTGATGGTATGCCAAAATCAACTTTTGTAATTTGAATTGCGAGTTTAACAACGTCCACTAATTCAGGGTGAACGCTATCGAGGTTTCGTAGTGAGGATTTACTAAGTTTAAACATGCTAGCCACCATAACTCTTAAAAGCCCCATAGAGCACAACAGCGACTACAACACCAACAGCCGCCTTAATCACCCAATCAACAAGCTTTCGCTCTGCCACAGAGCCAGCGTGAGCAGCTTCGAGCGCATTAATGCGTTTAGAGTGGTTGTTTAATCTGTTCTCGCAGTCGTCTATGCGTCGAGTCATATTTTCGTCGTGAACTTCACGTCTAGCTATAACCGTTACCAAGTCGCCTATCTTTTGTGACAGGTTTCTCAATTCGCCGTTTGTGTCGGCTTGTTGATTCTCTAGCTTCTCGACCATTTTGAATAACTGCTCAGTCTCGTTGCTCATTTAAAGCCCTCCTTGCCTTCCGTCCTTTTACTGCAATAACGATTAAGCTGAATATGTAGCATGTTAGTAAATACCCTGAAAGAATTATGCCAGCAATTAGCCAAGGCGGTATTGAACTTTGGGATAGATACGCACATAAGAGCAATATGCAGTATAAAGATAATACTTTCATGATTGTGCCAAAGCCATGTTTGTGTTTCATAATTTGCAATTGTATCAATGGCATAGACAAGACTGTATAGCGCAATAGCAGAACAAGCAACCGATGGGAGTATTAAAGAGTGTTTTAAGTGGTAATAAGCTATTGTTAGATATAGAGCCATGAAGAAGAAAAAGGATGTGTATATCTCCTTGTTTGTGACTTCTTCACTGTATGTTAATTGCAACAATAATACAGTTAGGAAAGCAAAAAAGCAGGCTGACGAATACCTGCTTCTTGCAATTATTACGGTTACTATATACAGCAGAAGTATACAGATGTTCATAATTTACTTTTTGGTCTTACTGCCAGTTTTACCGCGTGTACCTTTTTTAGCGCCTGCCATTTTTACCATCCTCATATTGAAATTAGCCTTTAGTATCGCACAATAAAAAGCCCCAATAAAGGGGTTTGTTTTTAAGTCACGTTATTTCCGCTCAATTGCGTCCAACTTGATATGTTTGCGTTATACATTAAGAGCAAGCTATCAGCTACACCAGACAATACAAAATCAGCGCTTCCATTGAGTAAGATATTCCCAACGCCATGCTTAACGGTAACATCGCGCACGTTTGACTGTGAGCGAACCATAAGAGTATCACCATCATAGAAAGTTCCTGTTATGCTGTCTAGGTCGCCAGTTGCCGCGCTAGCTTCTGTGTCAACTATGAGCAGTTTTACCCCTCTGTTCTGTATAGCAACAACCCCTGCACTTATGGCCTCGTTTATATAAACCGTTTGGTCGCTGTAATTTATCGTGTTTGAGCCTGCGCTAGAGGTATCTATAACTCGACTCATAACGCCATCAACAACAGCGGGGTCAGCATTCCATTTTTTAATATTAACAGTATTTCTCGTTGCTGTGCTGCCGAAGTTAGCAATGGCTGAGCTACTGATGTCTTTAATATTGTTTAAGTCAACTATGTTATCTTGAAGTACTCCAGCATCACCACTCAGCCTAACAACAGATTTGCTAGCTGCCATATTCTGAACTTCTGCCGCCGTGTAGTTGTTATTACAGTTTTGTTGCCAGTCGATTGCATTTTCACCCGAGCCTAGCATATCTATTTTAACATCTACACTATTGCCAGATGCGCCGCTGGCTTGAAATCCCGCTGTGCAACCCATAACTATTGCGCTAGCCTTTGAGTTTTGGACACCGGTAACAGACTCTCGCCCAAAACCAAGACCAACAAAGCAATTTTCAACTATTCCAGTTATTGAGCAGTTGCTGCACTCATTTTTAAGCTGCAAGCCTATACCTGGAGACCCCGCACAACCTTTGACCGATGCGTTGTAGGTATGTGAGTCGTTCAGGTCGCCTATAAGTATTCCGTTATTGGCAACACCAAGCCCGTCGATAACAGGATTGAAAATGTAGTTTCTAGCGTATGTGTCAGAGACTGTACCGAAAACAAGTATACCTGTGTTTGTATGATTGGTTACGATTGGGTTATAGACTCTACTGTCATTGCAATCGGATATAACAATCCCGTGATTACCGCCTGCGCCACCGCCATCAATTACAGGGCTAAACAACTCAAAGTTGTTGCTATCCGTCACCTCGAAAACCGTAGATGTGCCGCCAATCCTAGTTACCTTGCCACCTCCTATGAATCTCAACTTAAACCCTGAGCCATTTGAGATTCGCCACCTAGATTGCACCTCGTACTCTTTTGACAACGTGTAATCGCCACCTTGAGATACAATCATAGATAACGCATTTAGCTGGTCAGTATCATCCGCGCCGTTGGGGATAAATCCCAACTGAGAAACATCAATCGTGCCAGATGAAACAATTTCCCAAACCGCCCCCGTCGCATCCGTCAACGTACCATCGCCACGCAAAGCAGGGCTTTGACTTTGTGAGCCTGTTTCACTTGTCTTAATCCACTGAGCGCTACCACCATCGCCAGGGGAAGAGTAGCCTGTAAACGAAAGTGCCGTACCAACCTCATAGTTAAACGCATTGGTAATTAATCCAGTAGTAACGGCGATAGGCACAGCCCCACCTGCTTGTTCGTAATAGTTCCATCCCGCACCGTTATACTGATAAATCCCGTTACCATTATCACCGAATGGCGATGGAAACCACTGATTTGTCCCGTCAAAATAAAACACCGAGCCAAGCTGCGGCTTAAAGACCGCGCCTGTCGTGTCTGTCAGTAGATTATCACCACGCTGTATAGGAGGTTGCGAAGGCGTACCAGTAGCACCAGTAACAAGCCATAAAGAAGCACCGCCATCACCCTTTGAAGCAAACCCCTCAAAGGCTGCAACGGTTTCATTTGGTGGTAGTTTACCGTTAGCTATAAAATCCTGTACGGTTGACCATCTTTTCATTTTGTTACCCTTATATTAAACCGCGCCGCCCCATGTTAGGGATGTGCCGCCTATGACCGCTGTTAGTGAATTTGCAGACTTCGCACGCACATCGTTAATGTACGCATCCATGTTTGTCGCCGCTGATAAGTCCATGCTATCAACGCCTGTGAATGTGACGCGCTGAACACTTACGTCATACGATATTGCGCTAAACGAGCTTGAACCTCTAACAACGCCGAAGTTACCGCCAGAATTTGATTCGACGAATACATCAAGCCCGTTAACATTAACCTCGTGCCCATCGTGAACACCAAGAAAAATAATTGCGTCAGTAGCAAGCGTGCGCACCTTAACGGTTACGTTTTTTATCTCTGCGATTATCGGCGAATTTCTAGCCTCTAGTAAGAACCCTCTAAAATTGCCTAAAGGTTTAAATATCCCTCCCTCGATACGTATTTCCGCTGGGTCTGTACCGGCTGGCGGGTCTCCTTCGTAATATGCTATGCCTGTCTCATTGTATTCTAGGTCAGCATTTATTATCTCAGCACCAGATGCAGGGTTAATAGTTGCACCTACTTGACCGCCAGCCATAGCGATGCCAACCTGTAAGCCTCTACCGAATGGCTGGATGAATCTAACGTTTCGGCTTCTTATCTGTCCAAAGTTGCCGCAGTCATAAGCCTCACAGTTCTCAAAAGAAATATCAATGAAACCTGGGTGTGTATCCCATGCGCCTGTTGTCGCCGCTCTCGCAATACTGTCTACTACGCGGCAATTCGTACTATACCCGCTACGCTCATCAAGACCACCTCTTGATGTTGCACCGCCGTTAGTGAAAGCGTGACGACCGCCGTTGAACAGGTAATTAATAACAAAACCACCGTCACAACTTTGGTCATATATGCCGTAACCGAAATTCCTTGTTACTGCATTATCTAAACTATTGACAACCGAACAATCTTTGTTTACGTACCCATAGCAGGATATGTAATTCATACCTACGTCTTTTGAATTAACAATATTTACGTTTTCCATCACTGGTTTGTACAGTGAAAAGAAAGTAACTAGCGGGGCATGGTCAGCGTAAGACGCAACAGGTGATATAGTTAAGTTGCATATCTTGGCTGTCTTTTTATCCAACTTAAACAGAGTTACGTTGTTTTGATAAAGCCCGAAGTCATGGATTTTACGGTCCAGTGTCAACGTGTTACCTGAAAGTACATCAATAGTCGCAAACTGCCCAAGATATCTATTACCATCCCAAAAGTCAGGTTGCTCATCGGTGCATGTGATTTTTACCACATCGCCCTCGTTATATCCTGACGCATCAGCGACAATAACGGTTTTACTTGACACTGACGAAACAGCCACCTGATTTGAAAATGAGCCTTCTGAGTACAGCGCAAAGCCAAATGCTGCGCTTATTACTTCACTATTGGCGAAGTCTACTGTCGTGCATTTTGTGTCTAGCTCATCAATGGTGAAGTTGTATTTCTTATCAAGCCTGACCGTACCGCCTTCACCCACCGCAGCCACCGCAGCCTTTAAAGCCGATGTTTCATTACCTATGCCAACGAAGCCAACGGCCCGCGGGTCTAAATCGCCAGACGTAACCAAACGCCACACTGCGCCGCGTAGGTCTGTCAATGTACCGTCTTGCCTTACAAGTGGAGACTGCGAGGCCGTATCAGTGTCTGCGGTTTTAATCCATTGCCCTGTGCCGCCGTCGCCTTGTGAAGCGTAGCCGCCAACGGTTAGTAATGAGCCAACACCGAAGTTGAAAATATTACTAACAAGCGCCGTGACTGTTTTTGGTGCGCCAAAATTAATCGACACATCAAATATACTTACATCGCGCAGCACTAGTTGAGAAGGTAATCCTTCATCTTGATAAATATCATAGCGGCCATCAGCAACGTAAAACTCATAGTTGCCATTACTATCAACGGTAAACGGGTTACTCAACGCCATTACGCCATTGTCACTAAACAAAGAAGCGCGAAGCCCTGTTGAGGAATCGCGCACTGTAATTGTTGTGCCTGTTGCCGCATTTCCGCTTTGTGTAGTGTCAAACTTTGCTACCACACTGTTTAAATATTTCTTCATCGCAATTGGTCCTCAAACGAAACGGAAACGTTAGCCGTTGCGCTAGCTGTCTTATTACCATCACCTGTGTCTGTTATGGTTAATCTTAACACGGTTTGCACAAATCTATTATACCCTGACAGAACAACTCGCGTTTTAATGCTGTTAGGTGATTGCACAATGCCCTCATCGATTGACCATGAGTAAGTGAATGGCCCAACACCGTTACTCGCTACCGCGTTAAAAAAAGGCGTGGTATATGAGCCATTAGAGGATGCGCCAACAAAACTACTAGGCGATATGGATGCGCTAACATCTTGAGGAACTGGCGGGGCTGTATACCCGCCCGCGCCTTTACCAATACCAAGCATTAATTAAACCCCTGACCGAATACTGAGCCGTAAACCTTGCCGCCTGCATACACACTAAAGACAACAATGTCCTCTTTAGCCGCACCGTTTGACATGCTAGGCGCACCCGCTGCACCAAAGTCAACTGATGGGTAAGCGACGGTATAGTTACCCGCCGCACCTTGTCGAATCTTCAACGAAACCGTGTTAGCTGATATCGGGTTTTGATTAACTATTTTTACGTCAGTGATATTTCTATCAAGGATAACTTTAAATGCTGTTGCCCGGCTTGCGTCTAAAATTAACTCAGTGCCGCTAGGCGAAACGGTTAGCTCTGATTCGCTGTAACTTCTTAGGCGATTTCGGAAGCGATACGCTTTAAGTTGCAGGTTATTATCTAGCGTGATGTAGTTAAGCCCATCGTCTGAGCCTGCACCTTCGTCTACTACTAGATAACGCAAGCCGCCTTCCTCGTCATCTACATCATTCAAGTCCATTAACTCAACAACGTCGTCGATTTCTAGCGGTGCAGCTTTAGCCTCTGCCACTGTGCGGAATGTATATCGTTTTAGGTTGGTGGTAACGCTTGTGCTAGTTGTATCGTCTGCCGCAAATTGCCTGCCGCGAATCTCTGTACCTGCGGGATAGGTTTGCAGTAGCGTTATAATGCCCGCACCACCGTCCGCAATAGCGTAATGCGTATCGCGAAATAGCGGCCCGTCGTCTACGTCATTGCCTGCAATATCAAAAACAGCGGTACTTACATCAACGTTTGAGAATGTAACCGTACTTTGGCCAGCCGTTAGTGTTAAAACCTCTGTGCGTGGCTGTGAGCCAATCTCAGAACTAGATAGTTGATTGACTTTAGGCGCATAGTATTTACTTGCACCATTCTTATCCAGCACGCGCATAGAGTAAGGGCCATCAACCAATAAGATAACAGGTGAGCCGTTATACATCGGTACGCCACCATTGCCTAAACTGATGGGTTGGTCAATCGCTATCGTTTCACCGTCTTCCTGCGCAATATACACACGCTTGCGGTTCTCTGGCTGCACAGGGTCGTAAGTCGGCAAACCAAAATAGACTTTACCACCCGCTAACGCTTTGGGCTTTTCGGGGTCTGCGAAAAACTCATACGGGTTAGTTACCCGCAATAAGCTTTCTGGTGAAACTGCTGTGTTATTGAGTATTGTCATCTTCTGATTCGCCCACCGTTGCAAGGTATGTTAAAAATCCAGCTTGTGCTGCTAGTTTATCAGCTTCGGGTAATGTTTCCACCCATGCTTGATACTGCCTAGTGCGCTTTAGCTTCTCGTTAGCCGCTTTTAGTTTTGCACTCGCTTTAGCTGGATTGGTAATCTTTTCGTTAATCGCCATTTTAACAGTATTTTGAAACTGCGGGGTGGCAATCAATGTGGCAACCCTTTGTGCTGGGCTTGTAGACTGTGAAAGCAAATCAGACACAGCGCTATATAACGCGCTACCTGCTGGCCCCGCTTTTGTGGCTGCTAAACCCCTACCAACATTACCAAGCATCTTGCTAACCAATCCAGTGTTAGGCTCAAAGAATGACTGTATTACACCTGTGCGGATAACCGTGCGGTCTGATTGGTTTATACCTTTTGCAATCTCGGCCAGCCCTGCAAGCGCACCGCGAGAGCCTTTGGGCAATTCTTTAAATAGCGCTGTTCTCGCTCTTGGGTTTCGTTGCAGCTCATTCCAAAACTTTAGGTAGTCGTTAGCATTGAATGCGTCCATACCTTGCCCGCGGCCTCTAAAAACGTCGTTTAGAGAAGTAACAACAGCCTTTTGTCGGTATTCTTTGGGTATTTTGTTAATAGTGTCGGTAAATTGTCTAACCCTACCCTGTGACAATCCTTTTGTCGCTGAGCCAATAACCGTTGTCAAGTCCTTGCTTAACTGTTTACCTAGCAGAGATTGAAGATTTCCCTCCAACAATTTACGCTCTTTTACAAGTGCCTTGCCAGAGTCGCTAATCTCTTTCATCCCTTTACTTTCAAGGATTGCATTCATGTCGTCTGTTAATCGACCATAGATAGCTTTTGCAAAACCCTCTTCTGCATCCTTAAACAAGCCTGAGTTTTTAAATGCAGCTTGCCCCATATCTTTACGGCGCTGGTCAATTAGCCCGATAGTTGGATTTTCTTCTAAGTCTCTGATTAGTTTTTTGAATTTAGGTTGCAGATTATCAATGCCGCCTAACTCATCCGCTTTAGAGTAAAGAAAATCAATCGTGCTTTCTGGTATCGCTGTTTCCGACTTTTTAACGCCTGCATCAATTTGAGAATAAACCTCGTTGGCTGATTCGGCTAAGTCGTCGATAGTGCGCAACGTATCTTCTCTGAACTGGTCAGACAAAAGCGCCTTATCTTTAACTCCGCCAAAGGTTTCAATTAACTCATCTGCCTTTCTTCGTGTCGCTTCAATGAACCTGTTAGCTTGTGCGTTTAATTCGCTGCCAGGCAATGCGCGCAAACCCCCCTCAACTTCTCGGTATTGCGGGTTTCTGCTTAACTGTGAAAAGATAGGCTCAGCATCTATTTCAAGCGAGTCAATCGCCTGCAAAATCTTGGGGTCAGAATCAACCAATGCCGCAACTTCTTCTGGCGTGGCTTTCTGTATTGCTTGCGCAGTACGCTGCACCGCTGATTCGGCTGGCTTTCCTTGCACTGGTGTAGTTGCTCCACCTGCTCTAGCCGCTTCTATTTCTGCCTGTTTTACGTTAGCGCCCGTGCGCCTTGCTGCTGAGTTTCTAGCGCCTCTGGCAATCATCCCACCAGCACCAGCCGTTGCAACCTCTGATAGGTCAGGGGTTAATGTTTCAGCCGCAGCTGCCAGAAGTGGTGAGCCAGTAGCTTCAAATACACCTTGGCCTACAACTCCACCCGTTTGTTTATTGCGAATATCAGAAGCAAGTTCTCTTGCACCCTCTTCCCCAACAAAAGGCATGGCAGCGCCACCAATTAACATGCTTGGCGCAGTTTTTATTCCTCTGCCTGCTGCTTCGGCTAACTCCATGCCGCCTTGCAGTATACTTTCGCCTGTTTGCGTTTCTGGTGCGAATCTATCGGCTATATCTTGTTGCATAAAGCGCACTGCTTCAGCTGCTTTTTCTGTGTCGCCTGTGCGGATTAACTCATAAATACCGCCAAGGCCAGCGCCAACAGCGCCCAACACGTTAGCACCAACTGATTGTATAGCCTCGCCAGCGCCCTCTAAAATACCGCCTTCTCTTTGAGGTTCAGGCGCTGGCTCAACTTCCTTAACGCCATAATACTCAGAAAAAACCTGCTGAATCTCCTGCTCACTTGGCGGAGCATCACCTGTTAGTCTTAGCTTTTTTCCTGTCTCTGGGTCGGTAATCTCATAAGTAGGCATTAGTTAACCTCTTGGACTTGATACTTGCCAATAGTGCGCTGTGGAGTTTGGTATTCAACGCCTTTATCTTTCCATGCCTTTAGCATGTTTCTCTCTGTACCATTCTCGCTGATGTAGTTAGCTTTGAATTCGTTGTACTGCTTTTGGAATTCGTTAATCTTGGCTAAACCGCGCAAGAAAGACGCTATTTGCTGGCCGTTTGCATTCTGGTCTGGGAATCCAGCCATTGCCATAGCGATATCGGCATCAGATGCGGCGCCAGGGGGTAAGTTATTGACAACCTCTGAACCTCTAATTGCGTAATAATCCTTGCGAAGCTCAGACCTAAAGTCTTGTTGTCCAGTAACGTTTTTGAGGACCTCGCCAGCTTGACCAGCCCAACCACCTTGAAGGTCTGCATCATCCACCTGTGATGCCAAGTCGTTATACTTGACAACATTGGCGCTAGACTTAACCGCTTCGTCTGTTGCTTCTGATAAGCGCTTTTGCAAACCAGATGAAAGTTCACGACCTTCTTTAGAAACAAAACCAGCCGCTTGACCGTATTGTCTAGCTTCCTCTTGATTTTCTTTTTTAAGGCGTTGGTACTCTTTCCAATCTCTCTGCGCAGTCGTTGGGGCTGCGTCACGTCCAGTTTCAACATAGCCTTTAGACATGCCGTAAGCTTTCGCCGCTTCTGGGTCACGTTTAAGTAAGTCTTGGTAATACTGAAAGTCTTTTTGCGCAACAGTTGAGCCGCCAGAGCTACCCTGCAACATACTAATCTGTTCTTTGTTCAGATACCTTGGGGCAGTGATATTAATGCTGTTTTGAAGCGTTTCATCATCCATAGCCAGCAAATCATCATCGATTGTAAATGGCGTCTTACCTGCTGTTTTTTGCAGGAAGTCTCGCTTTCCTTGCAAGTCTGGTATAGCGATTAACCTTTCAAAGAATCCGCCAATCTGCTTAGCTTGATTAGCATCTCTAACACCCATGCCTTTATCAACCATGACGGCTCTTTCAGGGTACTTGGAGTAAAACTCTTGCCCTGCTGCTATATCGCCTTGCTGCATTCTCATGGCTAAGTCTTTTATTTCATCTTTTTGCGCTTGCTGCAAGGCCTTCTGCTCGTCAATTTCTTGGCGACTATTATAGGCGTTGTAGATACCGCCAACGGTCTGGCCTAAATCCAAGCCACCCAATGGCTCTACGTAAAAAGGATTTCCATTCATCACACAATCCCCGCATAGTTAACTGTTTTATATCCTTGCGACTCACCGATTAATTCAGGCTTAACCTGTTCAACTTCTTGTGCAAGCACGCCTTGCGATTCACCTTTAAGGCCAAGGCCCTCAGCCAAGTCGTTCCACTTCCATGAATACCAGTTATAGCCGTTAACTTTGCCAATCTTCTTAACGTCGTCTTTTAATCGAACATCAGAGAATAAGCCAGTGCCACCCGCAGCCATACCTTGAAGCACTGAGCCGCCAAGACCAAGAAACTGCCCCATACCTACTTGCTGTGCTTGCGCGCCTGCTGTAATGCCTTGCGCTAATGTATTACCGATATTACCCGTAGCTTGTGCCACGCCTGCCGTATTTGGCTGGAATCCTGCCAATGTCTGCAAGCCGCCCAACTGCTGCCCGATTGCGCTGTTAAGCACATTCTGGTTATTAGCCGCCAATGCGTTTTGTGTTGTACCGCTGCGTAAGCCACCTGTCGCTGCTGCATTGCGTAGTGTTGCTTCTTCACCTTGTGCAAGCATTGACTGGTAGTAAGGCGATTGCATCGCTTGGTCAACTAAACCTTGCTGATTACCGCCAAAGTAATCCATTAGCCCAGACAGACCAAACTGTTGCGCCTCCAGTAATGGCGCTTGACTGGTTTTAAGGTAATCCAAAGCATCGCGCTGATATTGAGCGCTTAACTGTGATGCATCCCGTGACGCATCAGCCGCTTTGTTTGCGCCTGTGATATCGCCTATAATATCGCCTACAAAACTCATCTTGTTTTCACCATTACTTTAGCTATGCCGTGTTCAAACTCAAAATCACCCGTATCGATGAAGCCAAGTTTACGGCAAAGGTTAATCACTGATTGACGTTTTAGGTCAACCGTCGCTATGACCATCTTACACCATTCAAAGGTGTTAAGCATGTAATAACAATACCGTCTACACGCTTCACGTAAATTCTTCATATTTTCTCTTTTACAGCCTACGTGTGTAACAACAGCGCCGCCACGCTTAACGGCAGAAAACACGACACCACCAAAGCTATAATAACTAGCATGTTTCTCAGTTTCACGACCAAATACTTCTATAAATTGGCTCTTATCAATTATAACGCAATCCATCCGGTGTTTTCTCCGTAGGTAGGGTTATAGTGCAGTTGGTTAACATCGGTATCGATGTACAGTAACGAGTAGTTAGCCGCTGTTACGCCGTTGGGGTCTCCGCTGCCTTCAATCGGACTAAACTCACCCCCATTAATCGCTGTAAGTAACGCTGTGACCGCATTAACTAAATTCTGATAGTCTCGCTTAAGTTGAAAGTAATCTTCATCTTTAACGGGCTTCTGTGCGCTTGCAATGTCACTGAGCGTGATAAGCTTTTGTAGTGAAGAAGGGATGTTATCTATCATTAATCACTAGCCCCGAAAACGCCATTTTATCTTTACTGATAAACCTAAACCGCAAACTAAACGACTGAGCAACAAACCCCAATCGCCTAACGATGTAATTCGTATTGTAGTTATCAGGCTTGCTCACCACCGTCCAATGTTCCTCGCCCCATGTTACTGCATCGTATGACATAGACATGGCAACGCTGATTGCAGGGTCAGAGTAACCCGCCATGGTATCAAGTTGAATCTGATTTATGCTCACACGCTTGGCAGGGATGATTGGCGTATAGATAAGCGCCTCTTGCGCCTCGTCATACTGTGAAAAACTTTGCTGGTCAAGATAGCCAAGCTTGTTTTCTAGCCTGTCACCGTACACCCACTTGCTGATGCGCGGGTCAAACACGCCATAGATGCCGCGCCATGTGTCATTTTCATTAGTCTTTAAAAACGTCCACGCTGCCGCTATACCTTGTTGCTGCCCGACTGTGTGATTGTACATGAGCGTATGGCGTGGTAAGTGAACCAGTAAAAACTTGTCGCGGTCAACGGTTCTACCCTCTAGCACTGCGCCTGATAGCTCGCTTTCTGTGTACTCGCCTAGAATTTTATCAATTTCTCGTGTCGCAATGGTCGCCTCGTTAGCGCCATTTAAAATGTGAATCGACGGACTTTCATCTTTGCGCCCGCCTAAGATAAATATCGCGCCATCAAGAAAGCATTTACAGTGCGTACCAACAATGCCAATACGGTTTGATTTACCGGGTATCACTTGGAGCGGTGAAGCATTTACGTTACTGTTAGCGTTAAAGTAAAAGTATTCAGTTGAATAGCGGTTAAACGCTACAATCTGATTGCTGTCTGTGCGCAAAAGCCCCTTGATTGGGTCTGACGCAAACTCGCTTGATACGTAATCTAATACGCGGATTTCAGTTTCGTCTTGTAGGTCAGTGTTAAACAAGTATTCGCCATCAGTCATCACGTAAATGCCACTAAACCATGTAATGTCTATCGGTACACCCAAGTTTTCGCTTGTGACTTCCTGCAATCCTGCTGCGTCATAGAGGTAATATTTACCACCTGCGACAATTGCAAGGCTGTTGAATGACTCGGCAAACGATACTGTACCTTGACCGTCAATAACGCCAAGGTTCTCAACCGCGCCATCAGTCGCAACGCTTTCAAGGTTGTTGCCCGATACGCGGAAATGCTTATTAAGGCGCTCGTTAAAATAACCGCCTCGCGCTATACCACTTGTTTGTGCAAACTCGGTTAAACCGTCGTGCGCTAACAGATAACCCGTATCACCTTCAATCTGTGACACAACCGCTGTCATGTTAACTGGTAGGTTGTCGCGGTAATCGTACTTACTTTTGCGCTGACCTTTGATTAGTGGAATCAATTATACAGACCTCACTGTTACCCACACTTTTTCAAGGTTAACCCTGCCAAGTGAAGTTGTGATTTTTACTACAAGTGAATTAGTGCCAGCGCTGACACCCGTTACAACCAATTCAACGCCTTTTAAATCCTCTGTTAGTTGGCTGGTTTGCGTGATGCCGCCTGTAATCTCTTGGATTTCAAATTTCTGAATCGTTTCATCGCTAGTTAAGAAAATACCAAAGTCAACCGTTAACGGGTATGTTTCACCTACATCAAGCGTTATGGTATCGCAATCAATCGGCGCTCTGTTGTCGCCGCCATAGTAACGCGACCAAACACCCAAGCGCGATGTATTGCCGCTACCTCTTGGCATTGTGCGCGGCTGTACGTTTTGCCGCGGTAGTGTTTTCTTGCCTATCATGCTAGACCATGCCTGTGAAGCTTGACGCTGTAACGTTGCACTTGGCTCGATACCGTAATCAGAACAAAGAAGCAATGCAAGACGCGACTGTACAGCGTGATACCACATAGGGTCTATTTTGCTGTCAGTGCCTAAGCATGGCTCATCTTCGTACTCGTAATTAATGCAAGCGTTTTTGCTTAGCAATTCGCGCATCATGTCCTCAAGCGTTTCCACAGCACCGGCAAGCTCATCACCTGTGGGCTGTGTGGTTATGCCTGAGATTTGCGCTTTGCGGAAGGCTGCGGCAACTAACTCGCCTTTAGTCTTGCTCATTGAGTTTCTTCTTCAAAGTGTCAATCTTGGCGGTTTTCCAGTTTGATATACCAGCTTCTTTCGCTGCCTCTCGCACTTCCTCGTTGCTAAGCTTGCCCGTTTCATTTGAATCAGCATCAGCTAATTCAGGGCTTGCAAAGTAACCGTCTTGAAGTAATGCATGGACGCGCACTGCGTCTACTCGAAATTCCTTTACTTCACCGTCAACGCGTTTGTATAAGATTGCGCTCATAGTAACCTCACTGGTCGGATATGTTTTGTGTTATTAGTGTACTACATTATTCAGAAAATAAAAAACCCCGCACTTAGGCGGGGATTTTTTTATCTGCTACTCACTTAGAAAGTGGTTGCAACGCCTGCACGGCTTGGGTCTTTCATGGTCAACCCGTACCATACAAATGTACGATAACGTAGTTGTAGGTTAGCGATGTTAGCATCGTAAACCATGTACATGTTAAGGCCGTTGGACAGTGGCTGTGAAATCACTTTCATACCATCTAGGTCACCAAGCATTTGCATAGGCACTTCACCGCCAACAACCTCAATCGCGTCTTTATCCCAGAATAGGTTAGCACGTGCTGAAGCGTCAGTGTTTACGCGGTTGATAGTTGCGCCACTAGTGATAGTAGTATCAACGTTAGCGTAAGACTTCTCAAGCGTAGACAGTGAGCCATCATCTAGCGCGATAGGCTTAGGCATGATAGTCATGCTAGTTGCATCTGGTTTGGCTACAACAGTAAATGTCATTGCTTGGCCAGTGTTTGTTTTATCAGCTAGACCAACTGACTTGATAGTTGTACCACCGTTAGCGATAGTGATTTTGTCACCTACGTTATAACCAGCCGATGAAGTTACCGCGATAGTTGCTTTACGGTAATCAACGTTTGATACATCATAGCTATCAGCCGCTACTGTGCCACCTTCAGGCTTAAAGCTTGCCGCCGCTGTGGTAGTGGTTGCAGGGTCTACGCCACCAACGATGTTAGGCAAGAATGAGCCAGTGTATAAATCAAACTCAGCAACGTTAGAGCCGATTTGACCAGTCATCCATGTATCCTCAGGGCGACCACGTACAGTCTGACGACCAGCCAAGTCTTGACCGAATTTACGTGTATCACGGTCATTCAGTACAAAACAACGCTGAGTGTGTTTACCTTGACGCTCATTCATAATGGCTTGACCTTCACTGATGAAGTCAAAGCCAGATACAGTGTTACTGCGGTAATGCAATGAGCCACTAGTCGCAATCAGGTTAGCAATTGACTTATTAAGTTCAGTTGCTTGCTGACGGCCAGAAGTACGACCCGCATCTTCCCAGTAATGTTTGTCACGCATGTTATCAACACGAACAGATACAAAATCGTTTTTAGGCGTACCAAGATAAGCCGGGTAAGCCTCTTCGATAATGCCAGTCTCTTGTCCTGTTAAATCCCAACCCTCAATGATTGGTCTGTGTTGTTCTTTTGGTCTCCAAATAACGTTACCAGCATTTTGCATAGTACCACCCTCAGGGGTGAATACCTGCGTCTTGTCGATAAGCATCGTTTGGTCTTCATAGGTTTCAAGCTGCTGCTCGAAAAGTGTTTCTGCTACTTTGTTTGCCGTGATAGACATAATTAATCGCTCCAATTGCGAGTATCAATACCTTGTCGCTTTGCCTCTCGCTTGATATCAAGGCGAGCTTGCACGTTGTTACCGGCTTTCTTGTAGCGTTTCAATAACGCCTCACCAGGTGTTTTAGTGCTGCCACTGCCTTTCAACTCAGGGCTTGGCGCAGGTGCTGACGATTTACGTTTAGTAGGTGATTGAATAGAAGCTTGCAGTTTGCCTAAGTACGCCACCGTGCTTAATCCGCTAGGGTCAGTTGCAAATAAATTCGCGACCTCTTGCATCTTCGCAGGGTTAACGCCTAGTTGGTAAAATACTTTCTCACTTCCTTCACCTAACGAGTCAAGTGTTTTGATAAGGGAATCAACAATCTTATCCCCGTTACCTTTAGCGATTCGCTCAAATGATTCTCTGACTGCTCGGTCTGCTTGAGTGTACTTCTCTTCGCTTACCTTGCCTTCTTCAACCAGTTTCGCCGCTCGCGTGTAATGACGGTCTACCGCCTCTTCTAACGCTTTCTTTTGACGCTCTGCCGCTTCGCGCTGTTGTTGTACAGATTGCTTTGATTCGAGTTTAGTATCAACCCGTTTATCGTAGTAATCATCCATCGCAGCGTTGTACGCTTCTTCGTCATAATCAAAGTCTTCCAACTTCGGCCGCTTCAATTCAGTTTGCGGTGCAGTTGTCGAACCAGATTTTAAACGTTCGATTTCAGCTTTTAATGATTCAAGTTCATCGTCTTTCTCGTGTAGCTTGGCTTTTAATTTCTTGCGAACAGCCGCCGCTTCACGATTAGGCTTAAAACCAGAATCCCCATCATCTTCAGGAGTCGCTACTTCCTCTTGCATCCAGCTTTCAACGGCCTCAGACTCTTCCTCTTCGGTGTCATCGTCGGCGTCATCGTCGGCATCTTCAACGGTAGTTTCAACAGGTGTAATGGTAACTTTAGCGTCTTGTTGTTCCTCAACCTCGACAACTTCGGTTTCCTGCTCTGCTTCTTC